TGATTAATATGTTCATCGAGCAACAGCATCAGTGGATTCTCACGGAGATTAACCATGTCTCTTTGCCTGCCGAATTAGAACTTGTTCTCGTTGATCGTGCCGCCGGTTCTTGGATGGAAATGAAGTTCTTAACGAATAGTCTGCCGAGCTTTGATCTCGGGGCACTAGGCGCTAAAACGATTCGTTTAGGTGATACGACCGTCGAAATTGCATCTTCAATGACAGACGCCGAATTGGCTAGGCTGATTATCGGCTATCTAACGACGAGGGGGGACGATCAATGGTCAGCATTCCGTCGCTTGAGGTGGTGAGGTCATCGATACGCTCTCTCTGGACTGACACGATGACGGTTGAGGTTATGGGTTCTGTTGAAGATCCGGATACTAAAATCACATCTAGTGAGCCGCCACGAGTTGTTATTCATGACGCACCGTGTCGAATCTCTTTTGAAACGGTCTCGGGGGCTACGGTCGATCGATGGGTTCGCCAGGAACAAGTCGTTAAGTTGTTTTGCGACGAGACGCTTGATATTCCTCTTGGAAGCCGGATAACGGTCACAAGACAAGGGATGTCAACGGTCTATCATCGGTCAGGGAAGCCCGCGATTTACCCGACACACCAAGAGATTCTCCTGGAACTAGAGGAACGACATGGTTAACTGGGGCGATGCGGATTTCGATGATCTTGTTAAGTTCAAAGCACGACTTGACGAGCTTCGCAAGGTTGGTTTAGAAGACTTCCTTGTTAAAGTTTCGAAAGAGCTTGCAGCTAGACTTTTAGCTGAGGTAATTCCTAGGACACCTGTGGGCGACTACCCGTCAGAAACGGGAAAGAAGGGCGGAACGTTAAGACGAGGATGGACGGGCGGGATTGACCAAGCGGTCAGCACCTATGTTTCATCGCTTCCGATTGAGAAAAAAGGCAACGAGTATGTCATCACGATTGAGAACCCGGTTGAGTACGGTATTTACGTCGAATATGGCCACAGACAGACCCCGGGGCGTTTTGTTCCGGCGATAGGAAAGCGACTTGTTGTGAGTTTTGTTCCTGGACGGTTCATGCTTCGTAAATCGGAAACATATGTCGATGGTTTCAAAGAAAAATTGATCGAGAAACGGCTGCTTGAATTGTTGAAGGGGGTGTTTTAAGGAATGCAAGAAATAATAAATGCCCTCTCGAGGAAGCTAAAGCAAATCGATGAGACAGCAACAATCTATCAAAATGATGTGGAGCAAGGCGTCAAAGAGCCTTGCTTTTTTCTTATGCCTCTTATCACGGTTAAACAACCGCGGATCATGAAACAAAGTCGGATCGAATTCCCTGTGCAGATTACTTATCTGCCGAAGAAGCCCGGAGATCATACGGAGCTCCTCGATGTCCAAAACAAGATCATGGTGCAACTTGAGCAGATCGATCTTCGGGAAGGCATCAGTATTCGAGGAACCTCAATGATTTCTGAGATTGTCGCTGGAACATTGCAGGTGACATGCAACTTTAATTACTCACTTGTTGCTGCCGATGATGGACAGGCAAACAAGATTGAAACTTTGGAAGGAGTGATTTTTAATGGCGGACAAAACGGATAAAGACGTTCATGTGAAAAAACCAATTGAATTTACAAAAGAACAATTATTGATCAGATTCCCAGAATGCCCGGACGTTGCTCAGGTTGTCCTGGATGAATCTAAGACTTATACCATTGAGCAAGCTGAGAAGCTCGTCAATGCGTTTTTGAAAGTGAGGGATAAATAATGGCATTAGGTGGAGGCACCTTTACAGTGCAAAATAAAAAGCTCCCTGGGAGCTATATTAACTTCGTAGCAGCTTCCCGCTCTTCCTCTCTTCTAGGTGAAAGGGGAACGGTAGCGCTGGCCTTGCCGCTCGACTGGGGTCCGGATAATGTGATCATGGAGATTGATCGAGAAGATTTCCTTCATGGTTCTAGAAGCTTGCTTGGCTACGAATACGACGATGAGAAAATGAAACCGTTACGCGAAACTTTCAGAAGAGCTCGCAAAGTATTGCTTTATAAGCTCGCTGGAGAGGGGGCGGTAGCGGCTTCGAACACGTTAGCGACAGCCAAACAGACGGGAACGCGTGGAAACGATCTGATGACCGTTGTGAGAGCCAACGTTATTGATCCATCGAAGTTTGATGTTCTTGTATATCTTGATGCCACGTTGGTGTTTCAACAGAATGCCGTTGCTACATCAGGTGAGCTTATCGCAAACGATTACGTCACCTGGGCGGAAGGCGTTGAGCTAGTAGTGCATGTGGGAGAACCTCTTGTTGGTGGTGCAAACGGTGCAACGGCTACCTCACAAGTGTGGCAGACTTTCTTAACCAAGCTCGAGGCACATTCTTTTAACGTGCTTGCTTGTGCGTCCGAAACGGCAGAAATTGCAGCTCTTGTCGTTGCATTCACTAAACGTATGCGCGATGAGGTCGGTTTGAAATTCCAATCCGTTGTTTATAACGTAGATGCAGATTATGAAGGAACGGTCAATGTAGCGAATGCGTCCTCAATGGTCTACTGGACAGCCGGGGCTCTTGCAGGCGCAAGAGTCTTCGAGAGCTTAACCAACGCTATCTATGATGGCGAGAACACGGTTGCTGTTGATTACACACAAACACAATTAGAGCAGGCACTTGAAGCGGGGAAGTTCCTTTTCCATCGTGTCGGTGACTCTGTGCGAGTTCTTGAAGACATCAACTCTTTGACGACATTAAGCGAGGCAAAGTCAGAAGAATTTAAGATTAATCAAACCATTAGAGTTCTTGATCAGATCGCAACAGATATCGCTACAGTCTTCAACACAAAATATCTTGGACTTATTCCGAATGATGAGAGCGGACGCATCTCTTTGTGGTCCGATGTCGTTAACTTCTTAACTGAACTGCGTGAAAGCAGAGCCATTGACGCGTTTGAAGAAGAGAACGTCAAAGTGACTGAGGGCAAGAACAAGAAGGCCGTTGTTGTCAGTTTAGGTGTCACGCCTATCTCGGCCATGACTCAACTTTATATGACGGTCGTTGTCAATTAAGAAAGGAGTAGTGCTCTATGAATAACCAAGTCATGAAGGCCGGTGACTCTGTTAGCGGTTCGCTGGCTGAATGCTTTGTAACGATCGGTAACCGTAGATATAACGCGATGCAGATCATCAACCTCGAAGCGACATTCGAGAAAACGAAGTCCGAAATACCTATTCTCGGGAAAACGGGAAAGGGACACAAGACTACGGGCTGGAAGGGATCCGGCTCAGGAAGAATGCATTACAACACGTCAATTTTCCGGAAGCTTGCCGAAAGGTATAAACAGACCGGAGAGGACATGTATTTTGAGATTCAGGTAACCAATGAAGATCCAACATCGAGTGTTGGCCGTCAAACGGTTATTCTCAAAGAATGCAACCTGAACAGCATTATTCTTGCTAAATTTGACGCAGATGCTGAGTTCTTGGATGAGGATATTGAATTCACCTTTGATGACTTTGCAATCCCCGAAGTGTTCCATGAATTGAGAGGTATGTAATGAACTTGAACGCTTTTATGGCGCAAAATGCGCTGCCGATCCAGAATCGAAAAGTTAGAGTGTCTGACCGCTTTCTTGATGAAGGCGGTCAACCCATTGAATGGGAGCTGAGACCGTTGACCAACGAAGAAGATCGAGTCATTAGACAGGCGTGTACGAAGCGTATTCCTGTTCCTGGAAAGCGTAACGTTTTCTTGCCTGAAACAAATTTCAATGACTACATCTTAAAAACTTGCGTCGCATCGGTGGTTTATCCGGATCTCCATGATAAGGATCTACAAGATAGTTATGGCGTTATGGGAGCAGAAGCTCTGCTTGAGAAGATGCTTATCCCGGGCGAATACAGCAATTTATCAAGCGCTGTACAAGAAATCAACGGATTTGATCTTGAGATCGAAGTCGAGAACGCAAAAAACTAATTGAGGATGGTGACGCCGAAGCGAATATTTTGCACTTCTGCATTCAAAAGCTTCGGTGGACACCGTCCCAATATTTCAGCCTGGGCGATTACGAGAAAGCATTCGTGATCGCCTCTATTCGTTTGCGGATAAAAGAAGAAGAGAAGCAAGCAAGGCGAGTAAAGGGGTGATGAGATGGCAACATTAAGATCTACACTACGCCTGAACGATGCGATGAGCGCAGTGCTAAACCGTGTTGATGCTTCTCTGAATAAAGTCCTTGGATCTTTTGATAGTGTCAAATCGTCATTGGCTCAACCGGTGGATACGTCTTCGATCATTCAGGCTACTGACGAACTTAATCGCGCTGCAGATTCGGCAAATCAAGTTGATGAAGAATTGAGAAACTCTTCGAGTGGTGCTCAGCGATTTGCGCATGAAGTGCGCAATGCGGATAACGAAGCCTCTAAATTGAAAGCAACCATCATAGGAATAGCATCCGTGGCGACCATCCTTAAGGGAATTAAACTAGGGTCTGGGACGTCAGACGAATTGGTTCAGGTTCAAGCTCGATTAGACATGATTAATGACGGGCAACAGACAACAGACCAATTGAACCAACAAATCTTTCGGAGTGCTCAGCGATCTCGCGGTGCTTATTTTGATACTGCCAAAGCAGTTGCTAATTTATCTATGCAGGCAAAAGACGCCTTTAAGGACAATCAGGAAGCAATCTACTTTTCAGAGCTGCTCAACAAGATGTTTACGATCTCCGGAACAAGTAAACAAGGCGCAGAAAGCGTAATGTACAACCTGACACAAGCTATGGCGTCCGGAGTCCTGCGAGGCCAAGACTTGAACGCTGTTATGTCCAACACGCCCATGATCCTACAACAAGTAGCAGATTACATGGATGTTCCGATGGGCAAGATACGTGAGCTCGCGGCAGAAGGGCAATTATCAGCTCAAGTTGTGAAAGAAGCCATGTTTGCGGCTTCTGAAGAGACAGAAGCGAAGTTTGCAGGAATGCCGATGACGTTCGCTCAGGTCGGTCAATCCATACAAAACCAACTCATTATGATGTTTGAACCGGTGCTTTTGAAGCTCAATGAGCTGCTAAACGACCCGGCTATTCAAGCGGCGATAGAAGGGTTGCTCATTGGCTTAAGCTACGTCGCTCAAGCAATTGGTTGGATTATCGACATTGCCATTGGCCTTGCGAATGTGATTGCCGCCAACTGGTCATGGATTGAGCCTATTGTTATGGGGATTGCGATAGCGATCGGCCTCTGGGCAATTGCTACCCTCGCCGTGACAGTTGCGAAATGGGCTGCAACCGTGGCACAGCTTGCACTTAACGCTGCGCTTATGGCAAGCCCGATTACATGGATCATTTTAGCCATCGCAGCGATTATTGTTGCTATTTATCAATGGGCCAAAGCTGTTGGGGGGATACGTATTGTTTGGTTGTACGTGGTTAACGCTATCCTAACCGCTTGGGATTGGGTCAAAATAGGTTTTTTTACCGGCGTGTACTGGGTTATTGACCTAATTGCTCGTTTGAAACTCGCATGGTCAAGCGCAGGTGTAGCGATTGCAGGCTTTATCGGGGATATGAAGGTATCAGTCCTGATGATCTTGCAAAACATGGTTAACGGAGCCATCGATATTATCAACGGATTCATTAATACGCTTAATAAGATTCCCTTTGTCAGCATTGATCTTATCGAACACGTTACATTTGGAACGATGGCAGCTCTCGAAAACGAGGCGGCTAAACAGGCTAGAGAAGCAGAACTAGACGCTCAGAGAGCTGAAATAAATGCAGGCATAGAAGGTCGTGCGGCAGAACTTGCAGCCATGAAGCAAAATGCCCGTGACGCCACAGCTGCTAGGCTGGCCGAGATTGATGCGGCGAAACGTGAGCTCGACAAAGAAAAAGAAAGCGGAGTCGAAACGGTTGAGGATTTTCGACCGGTCGATCCTGCAAGTTATTCATTCGAGCCGGTCTCTACAGGGGCGATCAAGAACATCGACAGGAACGTCGGAAGCATAAAAGATTCTCTTGATATCAGTAATGAAGAACTTAAATATTTGAGGGAGATTGCTGAACGCGACGTGATTAATCGATTCACGTTTGCGGATATGAGTTTTGACTTCACGAACGTACAATCCGAGCCCGACATTGACGGCGTTGTTGATCAGTTCAGTGACTGGCTCAGAGGGCAGCTTGTTGGAGCTGCGGAGGGTAGCCATGCATAAGGTGTTTTTAGACGATGTGTTGCTGCCGTACGCGCCTTCATTGATTAAGATGCAAATCAAGAATAAAAATGAAACGGTTGACCTCATCAACGAAGGTGAGGTCAATCAACTTAAAAGGCCCGGACTTACGCAGATTGAGTTTAAGTTTGAGTTACCCTATCAAAGATATCCGTTCGTTGTTAACTTCAAACCGCAGAAGTTCTTCCTTGAACATCTTGAAAAACTTAAAGTTAGCAAAAGACCATTTCAGTTTATTGTGGTTCGTGAACGGGGCTTTGGGACGAACATGAAAGTCTCGCTTGAGGACTATACGATCGAAGAGGCTGCGTCAAACGCACTTGATATAACGGTCTCGGTAAAACTCAAACAATACGTTGATTACGGCCTGAAAACCATTGCTCTTCCAGGGACAACAACTAAAAATACAACTAAAACTACAAAAGCTGTCGCCTCACCAACCTCTGCTCGTACCGGTGCCCCTAAAAGAGAAGGGGAAGGTTTGTACACAGTCAAGAAGGGGGATTGTTTATGGGCGATTGCTCAGCGTTATTACGGTAACGGTGCGCTCTGGAAGAAGATTTACAACGCGAACAAGGCGCTTATAGCGCCTAGAAACAAAGGGAAGCGCGTCGCTTACTACACGATATATGTCGGCCAGGTATTAAGGATTCCGCCGAAGTAGGAGGTGCCTTATGTACGAGTTGGTCGTCCTGAGTGGCAGCACAATATACGAGCCACCCGTAGAGGGAAAAGTCGTTTGGGATACGTCCAGGAAGAATAATCCAGGGAAGCTCACATTCAATTGCTTGATGCCTGTGCCGTTTGAGATGGGAAACGCCGTCCGGTTCAAGGTTGATGGTGCGAATGTGTTCTATGGGTTTTTATTTACTGAGAAGCTTGATAAGGACCGGGTTAAATTTACGGCTTACGATCAGTTGCGTTACTTAAAGAACAAAGACACGTATGTGTATTCCGGCAAGCGTGCTGATCAAGTTGTCAAAATGATTGCGGATGATTTCAGACTAAAAACGGGAGCCCTAGCTAATACGGGTTATGTTATCCCGTCACGCGTTGAAGATAATCAAACCTTATTTGACATCATCGGAAATGCACTAGATGCCACGCTCATGCAGAACCGGAGGCTTTTCGTGCTGTTTGATGACTTTGGAAGGATATCACTCAAAGAAATTAAGGATATGAAGGTGCCTGTTGTCCTGGATGACGGTGCATCAGAGAACTATGATCTCTCACGATCGATCGACGCGAAGACTTATAACCGGATCAAGCTCTTCAGAGATAACAAAAACACGGGAAAACGTGAAATTTACATCGCTCAATCGACGGCCAATCAGAACAAGTGGGGCTTGTTGCAGCACTATGAAAAAGTAGAAGAGAAAGTTAATGCTCAACAAAAAGCTGATGCGCTGCTGAATCTTCACAATCAAGTAGAGCAAAAGTTGTCAGTTAAGAATGTTTTTGGGGACGTACGTGTTCGAGCGGGCTCAATGGTTCTTGTTAACTTGAATGGGATTCAGCAATGGATGCTGGTTGAAAAAGCAAAGCACGAATTCAGTGAATCAGAACACACGATGGACTTGAATTTGGCAGGAGGTGGTTATATTGTCTGATGTTTTCGAGACAATTAAACAAACGGCTGTTAACGCTGTAGAAGCGACATTTCCGGTTAAATTGATATTCGGGATTGTTCAATCAACATCACCGTTAAAAATCGCCATCGACCAGAAATTATCAATCACCTCTACCCAATGCGTCTGGCTTCAGGGGGTTGGACTTGCTGTCGGAGATCGTGTTGCATTGCTTCGACAACAGGGCGGACAGCAGTTCTTAATTTTGGGGGTGCTGCAATGATTCCTAAAACCACAATCAATGAACGAATTGAATTCGAGGTGCAACCATCCAAAACATATGCTCTGGAAGATGGTCGCATTATTGACGGGCGAGCGGCTGTAGCGCAAGCGATCTTCTGCATTCTACAGACAGAACGTTTCGAGTGGCCAATCTATTCTTGGGATTACGGCACCGAATTCAATGACCTGTACGGCAAGGATCCGGACTGGGTAAGATTAGAAATCGAACGCCGAATTACTGAAGCATTGACACAAGACGATCGAATTAGCGAGGTAACCGATTTTGCTTTTACTCAGCAAAAAAAGAAGCTAAGCGTGACATTTTATGTCATTACGTTTTTCGGTGAAATGGAGGTAACTCATGACTTCATATGAAGCCATCCTCAACAGGATGCTAGAAAGAATTCCTGACTCGATGGATAAACGAGAAGGATCCATTATTTATGATGCTCTTGCTCCTGCCGCTGCAGAGTTATCACTTCTGTATGATCAGCTCACCTGGACAATGGATCAGATTTTTGTCGATACTGCAGAACGTGAAGCGCTCATTTTGAGAGCTAAAGAACGTGGTTTGTCGCCCGCACCGGCGAGAGCAACTGTTGCAAAAGGTGAGTTTGCACCGTCCGATGTGGACATTCCGATTGGTTCTCGGTTTAACTTGGATGAGCTTAATTACGCTGTGAGTGAGAAGATTTCAAACGGTGCTTATAAGCTCGTTTGTGAAACACCGGGAGCTTACTTGGGCATGGGTGATCTTATTCCCATCAATTACATTCAAGGACTTCAAACAGCAGCCATAACCGAAATCCTCATTCCAGGGGAAGAGGAAGAGGACACCGAATCATTCCGGTCACGATATCTTGATAGCTTTGCATCTTTTGCCTTTGGCGGGAATATCGCAGACTACAAATATAGAGTCAAACTAATCCAAGGCGTTGGTGGGGTGAAGGTCATTCCGCATTGGGATGGAGGCGGAACAGTAAAAATTATTTTTGTGTCGGCTGAATATGACGCTCCAAGTACAAGTCTAGTTGATTATGTTCAAACCGAGATCGACCCTACTCAGAATGCTGGTCTAGGTTATGGTCTTGCGCCGATTGGTCACATAGTGACAGTGCAGGGGGCAACAACAGTACAAATTGACCTGTCAGCCAAACTGACACTTGAAACCGGCTACAGTTTCATTGATATCAAACTTCTCATTGAAGAAGCGCTGGATCAACATTATCAAGACCTCGTGAGAACCTGGGAAGACCAAGACAACGTCATCGTTCGGCTAGCTGCGCTTAACACAATCCTGCTGGCCGTGGACAGAGTAATTGATGTGGAAGACCTTACCATCAATGGTCTGGCAAAAAACTATGTGGTTTCACCGGAAGCTATTCCCGAGAGAGGAGCTTTCAATGTTACCTGATAATCGAAAATTGAATGATTATTTGCCTGATTTTCTTCGGCCACACTTTGAAAGCTTGTTGGAGAGTGAAGAACCTGAATTCGAATTGGCTTGGGCTAAACTGTTTGACGTATTGGAGAATGCCTTCCTTGACAGTGCTAAGGAAGAAGGAATATCAAGGTATGAATCTTTTCTAAGGATCACGCCACTTGCTTCTGATAATCTAGAGAATCGACGTTTTGTTGTCTTGACAAGAATCGGTTCAAATCAAATTGTAACACTTCAAACAATCAAAGAAGAACTTGCCGCTTTAGTCGGAGAACAAGGGTACCAATTGACTGTTGATTCGTCATCCTACGTCATGACGGTGAGACTCGAGCTTGGTGTTAAACGTCATTTTGATGTGGTGAAAGCCGGACTTAAAGCCAAATGCCCGGCTAATTTGATAATCAATGTCACGCTGCTTTACAACACCCACAGTGATCTTTCGTCGTACACACATGCTCAACTTAGTGCATATACACACCATGGACTAAGAGAGGAGGTTTTCAATGGCTGAATACACAACAAACTATAACTTGAAAAAACCAGACGCAAATGAGTCTTATAACATTGCCGACCACAACGCCAATATGGACATTTTGGATGGAGGACTCGCGGCATGCTTGCCTGCCTCAGAATATACTGCAAACGATATTTTAACGAAGCTCAAAACCGTTGACGGAGAAAACTCCGGACTAGATGCAGATAAGCTTGACGGGAAAGAAAGTTCCGCTTTTGCAGATGCCTCTCACGGCCATGCCATTGCAGATGTCACGGGTTTACAAACAGCACTGGACGGCAAAGCCGCCTCGTCTCATAACCACACCATTGCTCAAGTCACAGGCTTGCAAACGGCTCTTGATGGCAAAGCGGCTTCCTCACACTCACATAGCATATCCAATGTCTCTGGCTTGCAATCTGCGTTAGATGGCAAAGCTGCCTCGTCTCATAACCACACCATTGCTCAAATCACAAACTTGCAGTCAACGCTTGATGGTAAGGCAGCGTCAAATCATACCCATAACTACGCCCCGTCGTCACATAACCACACGATTGCTCAAGTCACAGGCTTACAAACGGCGCTCAATGGCAAAGAGGCGACGCTCAATACCGATCAAAAGCGTAAGATCACGATTAGCACGTCCAATCCTTCCGGAGGCGCAAACGGCGACATCTGGATCAAGGTTTAAGGAGGATTAGTCATGCCTCGTTTAACGCATGTGCAGTACGGCACAAATAATGTTAACTGGTGGGATTTTTACGTCGATTACCAGCTTGTGCAAGACCAAACCACGAACAAAACGACAATCAACTGCCAATCCGGTTATATCTGCAAAAAGGCAAATTCGGGAACCTACGTTAGCGCTTATTATCAGCTAGTTCCGGTCAATGTAGAAAATGCAAAAGTGATTTTATGGACGGAGGATTTGAAAACGAAGCAGGTTGGCGACACACGTCAAATTGTTTCTCACTCGGTGACGATCACGCATAACTCGGACGGTACGCATCCGGATATTGATATGCGGATCTACTGTAAATCAGGGCGCGTCACAATCGGAACGCTGGACAAAACATGGCAGATCGCAATTCCGCCTTTTGTGCAGGGCCCGTTTGTGCGCGACGGCGGCGTGTGGAAAAGAGGAACGCTTTATGTCAAGGATGCAGGCGTTTGGAAACAAGGAAAGGTTTATGCAAAAAATAACGGAGTGTGGACTCTAGTTAAATAAATAGATAACAAAAACAACTTGAAAGGCCGGTGAGAGATCGCCGGTTTTTTTTATGCCCAGAAAGGAGGCGCGTATGCCAGACAAAGACGAAGATTTTAAAGAGTTTAGAAAAAAAGTCCATGAACTTCTAGGTGAAGACGTTGAAGTGACAGATGCAATGTATCTGGAACTTTCGGACGGGAGAGGACAGGACAATGAGCGTTAACACATCAACAACATTTACTTACAGTCCTCTCGTGGCGTTTATTGCCATCGCAGAAACGAAAAACAGTGGTCGGAGAAAGCAAAAGCCAACGAAAATTGCTATTCATCATGCCGCAGGAAAAATGACAGGCAAGCAACTTGCCACGTTTTTCAAGTACGGTGGAAGATATGCTTCAGCTAATTATTGCGTTGGATACGATGGTGACGTCGCTCTATCAGTTTGGGAGGAGTGGATCCCTTGGACAACATCCAGTACTTGGTGTGACTCCCAAGCAATCACAATTGAGATTTCCAACAGTGCAACAGGCGGGAACTGGCCTGTAAGCGACAAGTCTCTTGAAATTGCGATCCAACTTTGTGTCTACATCTGCAAGAAGTACGGAATCAAGAACTGCAGTTATACCGGCGACAAGAACGGCGTTCTTCAGATGCATAAGTGGTACACGCCGACGGGCTGCCCGGGGACTTATCTAGGAAGCAAATTCCCGTACATCTCAAGGGAAGTTAATAGAAGGCTCGGATTGGTTGTAGAACCGGTGACATCCGGCTCATCCACAGTCTCAATCGGAGGTAACAAAGTGGAACCTTACTTTGCAAAAGTTACAGTAACGGACTTAAACATAAGGAAAGCACCGAACGGAGAAAAGACAAAAGAGAAGCTCGGCCTAAACGACGTTGTCAAGATCACTAGAGAATCTGATGGCTGGGGTTATGCCGAGGGTAAGGGCTGGATCAGTCTTAAATACATATCTAAAGTGCAGGGGGTTGCGTCTGCACCTACGCCAGCACTTGTAACGGACGCACTGACAGC